GACCATGTCCTTACGCTTGGCTAGGATAGGGGAATAGTCCAGGACGATGCTGGTGCCGTTCTTACGTAAATACTTGGGGGTCATAATGGATCTCCATCGAAAAAGGGGGTAATGGGACCCTGCAGGGGATTAGCCCGCAGGGTCCCGGAATCTACTCGGTGGCCTAGCCCTCGAGGTCTTCGACGTCGGCGATAACCGCCCACACGAGAACCTTGCCCCAGCTAAGGGCAGTGACCGAGGTCACGGTCTTCATGTTAAGGTCGATCGTATCGGCCGCCGCATATACATACGGGATGTTGGCCGACACCACCGGGGCTACCGTCCCCGCCGCCGACTTGGCGTCGAAGTTGGCGACGAAACGATCAACGTCCCCGCCGTCCCCGAGGTCGATCGCCAGCGCCGTGCCCGCGGCCGCCGTGTCAACGGTAAAGCCCGCTGCCAGGACTGCCTGCCCTTTACGGACGCTGAACACCTCGATAACGTCCGTGGCGGCCAGGTCCGTACCCTTTTGCGCCACCGCGGCGTTGATGTCGATTTCCTTCTGAATGACACCGACCTTAGCCCCCAGGGCCGGGAACGCGCCCCGACCAACCGCAACTACTTGTCCATCATAAGCTGCCATGATTCACCTCCATAATAATCAATTAGGGGCTTCAGCTTCCGCATCCACCCCGTAAAACGGGAACCAAGGGTTAGCCCTTGGCGCCCAACAGAACACCCAACGCTTCCGGCTTCTCGACCTTGTAGCCGAAAACCTGGAGACCCCGGTGCAACATCCCGAACCCGTTCGGGTTATCCTGGACCTTGCTCTCGGTCAGCTGGGTCGCGAACGTGGTCGCGTCCTTGTGGCCGAACAGCATGGAAACGCCATTGGTCGTGTCACCGGCCAACAGGTTGCTGGAATACAGCGTGAAGCGGTCGATCATACCCAACAGGCCGTTGCGCATGATGGAGGTGCTGTCGCCCGAGAGCGAGGCATCCTTCAGGTCCGACTTCTTCACCAGGCCCGCGGCCCACGGCGGGATGATCAGGAAGCGACCGGACTCCGGCACGTTCTGCTCATCGAGGACAGTACCCGCATCCACGAAGTAATCGAGGATGTTGGCCTTGGTCAGCGCCACGGGAGTACCCGCCACGCCCATGTTGAACGCCGAGCTCTTGCGGCCGGCCGTCGCCCCGCGGTTCGTCGCCGCGGCATCTGCCGGGATGTCGCCGAGCACGTCGCTGTCGATCACGATCTTCAGCTGCTCCGCGGCGTCCGTGGTCCACTCGTCCACGAAGTTCTTGATGTCGGTCTGAACCTTGTCAAGATCCTCGGTCACGAACGACCAGTACTTGCCCTTGTCGATTTCCAGCGTGACCGACGGGGCCTCAGGCTGCTCGTTGACGAGCGTCTGTCCCTTGACGTAGTCACGGATGGTCATATCGGGACGCTGACGGATAAACACCGTATCGCCCATCTTACGAATCATCCCCTCGTAGTTGGTGTTCGTGACGACACTCAACACGGTGGAATCATAATACTTCACCAGAAGCTTACCAGCCCAGAGCTGCGGGATGTACCGCATGGCCACCGAGCCGATGTTCCGAACACCAGGTGCACTAGGAAAACTCATAGTCCCCCTCCTTCTTTCTAAAGCGCCACCGCCTCAGGAACATCGGCCCACTCGGGCTCCTGTCAACCGGACACTATCCGGCCCTCGGCAGCGGCTTCCTCAATCACGGCTTCGCGGACCGCACGCAGCTTCGGATCCCCCGCGTACTTGCCCCGGGCGACGTCAGTATAGAACTGCGCCACCTCGGACTCACGCAGCACGGGCTTGACCGCCGGCTTCGTCTGGACCGTTCCACCCCTGGACTTGGACGGCTTTACCGGAGGACCGGAAACCGGAGCCACATCCACAACTTCATCCTCCGCTCGCGCGGCTTGAGGACTATTGTCCGCATCGAGGGGAGCGTACAGGTTGAGCAGGCGCACCACGCGATTCACATCGCCGGCCGCCACGGCTTCCTCACCAATTTCCTGGTAAGTACGGCCTGTCAACTCATCCGTAGACTCAAGGAACTCGATCCACTCGGGATCGTTGTCATTGGTCTCGTTCGCCCCCGGGTACCTCGCCTCCACCCGCTCCCAGAAAGACTGGCCGCGCTCCTGCGTGACCGACCCTTCCAGCGATTCGATCCGCGCCAGCAACGGTGCGACCGCCCGCAGTATGATCTCCTCGGAGACCCCCCGCGCCAGCCGCGCCTGAAGTTCAAGCGCAGACTCCTCGTACTCGCCAAGCTCCGAATCCTTCAGGTACTTCTTGTACCCGGTGGCCTTCGGGGCCGCTGAATCCGCATTGTGGATCTCGTCAGGTTGCTGCCTCTGGGCCTTAAGCTCAGTGACCATCCCCTTCAGATACCCCACGTCCTCGGTCAGCCGTGGAACCTCGGCATTATACTTGCCGTACAGCGTCCGGTACTTCTGCTCCCAATAGGCAGCGTCCCTACCGTCACTCGCGACTTCCTTCCCGCCGACCTCGACCGTTACGGTCTCTTCCGGAGTATCGTCCACGGTTTCCGTGGGCGGCTCGGTTTCCGCTGGCGCGTCCACCCCGATCGAATCAAGGGCTGACGCCTGGTCAGTGTCCTCGCTGATCGCCTGGTCATACGCGGCTGCGGCTTCGTCGGCCTCTTTCTCGGCCTGTCTTACTGCATCTGGCAGTGCCATCTTCGTCCTCCTGTGCCCGCCCCGTCCGGGGTATGGGCAGTTGTCGTTATGGAAGGCAGTCTCGCCTACTTGGCGGCTGTACCCTCCGGTTTAGTTCGGGCGATCCGGTCCAGGTGATCCCTGGAGCCCCGGACATACCCGAGTAAATCATGAAGCAAGATATCCTGTCCCAAACATTTATGCAAGTCAATTCCGTCAAGAACGCGGGACTGGTCGTGACAGTCCTCGAGACTGGCCTTGAGCCACTCGAGCACCCGGGAGAAACGCGCCTCCGACTTGAGGCTGTCAAGATCCTTGAGGACCTGTTCGTCCGGTTTAAGTAGCATCACCCTTCTCCCCGGCAGGCATCGGCCCTCCTGCCTGTTCCTGTCTGGCCTGCATGAGCCCCTGCATACCACGGGCGCCCAGATCGGCAGCCACCGCGTAATCCTTGATCGCCTCGGCCTCGACCTTCTTGCCCTTGATGTCGAGCTCCATGCCCTTGAGCTGCGCTTCCTGCTGGATCTTCTGGATCTCGAGCTCGAGGCGCGTCTGGTCAAGCTGGGCCGACTGGATCTTGAGCTGGTTCTCGATGGTGGCCCCCTCGGCCTCGATCTGCTTGATCTGCATGTCGAGCTGGGCAGCCTGCATCTGCATCTGCATCATCTGGTTCTGGGCCTCAGCGGCCTGCTGCTGCTGGGCGGCCAGCGACTGGCGCTGCTGGTCCTTCTCCTTGACCAGGGCGCGGAGCCTCTTCTCGGAAAGGGTAAGCTCGTGGCCCGGTATCTCGAGGGACTGGGCGGCCTCGCGCAGGATGGCCGCGCGACCCTCGATGCCGACTATCTCGGCGTCCTGCTCGTTGTTGGTCACCTCGAGGAACCGCATCCGCCGGTCGGACATCTGCTCGCGCACCATCAGGGCCACGACGCCGGTAGGGACGACATTGATGTCCCCCTGGAACTCGGACCCGAGATACTGCTTGTTCCACTCGAACTGGCGTTTGATGACGCCCCGGATGACCTGTTTCTCCACGTCCATGAGCACCCGCTTGATCCCCTTGGCGGCGGAGCTCATGAGCATCGAGAGACCAGAGGAAGTCCGCCCGGCCCCGGCCACCTGGTCATTGCCGTATGCGTACGCCGGGATGCCCGTGTAATCATCAGCCAGGCGGGCGAAGTGGTCGTAGACCGCGAGGAGCTCGTTCGCGTTGGATTCGGGCTGGAAGAACCGGATGGCGGGGGACGCGTTGTTCCCCCGGTTGGTCGTCTGCCAGATCTTCATCGGGGAAATGGAGTCGATGCTCTCGCCGGGGAGCAGCCGGTTCACGTCGACCTCGGCCTGGGGGCCCGAGGAGACGGCAAGATTGTTGACAAGGGCCCGCATGGAAGCGTTGCACACCTGCTGCAGGTCGCTCATGAGCTCGGGCACCCCCTCGTACCAGAAGGAGCCGGGGATCCGGGTCCAGCCGCACTTGAAGTAGGGGCGCAGGCCGAGCGGGTTGTCGTTGGAGTTGACGTAGATAACGCGCCGGCCGACCACAATGGCGTTGACCTGGTACTCGGTCACGGGGTCGATCCGCACGTCGGTCCCCGGCATCTTCTCAACGCCGTGCTCGAGGAGCATCCTGCCCTGCACCGAACACCAGAACTCGAGGCCCTCGAGGGTCTCGGTGAAGGGGGTCGGATTGACCGTGTCGCGCTGCTCGACGTCATCGCGCTCCGACTCGAAGTCATCGGTGGACTCGCGGTAGGTGGAGAAGGATGAGTCCAGCAGGACCTCGTCAAGGACCTTGGCGTCGTACCCGGGCTGGCCCTTGAGCAGCGTCAGGTCGCGGCGGGTGAACTTGACCCGCTCGACCAGGGAGCCGTCATTCACGCAGACCGCCTCCGGGGAGGGGTAGAAATCAAAGGGGGACACGCGCTCGTACTCGGGGACCACCTGGTCGACGACCACCGGGATATTGCGCTGGGCGACCTCGTCGCGCTCCCATTTCGTGATCTGCCGGATGCGCGGGATGGGGCCCTTGATGATGCCGGCCTTGAGGGTGACGAGATCGCTAAGGAACTCCTCGAACGCATCCGCCCACCCGCCCTCGACCATCTGGTCGTGGATCTTGTTCTCCATCCTCGTCGTACGCTCCCGCAGCTCGGCCTCGTAGTCCTCGACAAGCTTCTCGAGCTCCTCGTTGACCATGGCCTCGAGATCGGCGATGGAAGGCTCGGGCGCTTCCTGCTCCTGCTGGGTGAACTGCTGCCTGACGAAATCAATCCGCACCTTCGCGTTGGCGAGGGCCTTTTCCGTCAGGCCCTTCGGCCCCTCGGGGATCGGCGTCATCATTATCGACCAGGGCTTCTCGGCCGCGGAAAGGACGTCGAACAGCCAGGACTCGGCCGCGCGGCACTTGACCCCGGTGAGGCCCATGAAGATGTCGGACCCGCCGAAGGAGCGGATGGCGGAGAGCTTGTCCTCGTCATACTCGCTCTTGCGGGCCCTGAGATTCTCCACCATCTGCCGGTGGATACCTTCCTCGCGCTTGAAGCGCCGGTTGGTATCCCAGATAGCCAGGAGATACCCGAGCAGGCCCTTGACCGCGGGGGAGTCCTGCTTGAGGGCCTTGCGCTCCTCGGTCTCGCGCATGGCGTCGACCACGCTGTCGCGGCCCGCTATGCGCAGGACGCCGGCACCGAAGGCGGGTGACACGGTGTCATCCGGCTCCGACAGCGGACGCCCGCTGGTCATGGGTTCGCCTGGCAATGCCATGGAAGACTCCCTGGTTACGGTGCTACGGTCCAGCTCGTGATCTGGCCGCCAATAACGACGATGGTGTTGGTGATGTCGCCAACACCTACGATCACGTTGGTTACGGCTACCGCGTTGGGTTGGAGTGCCGTGCCTGCCGCGGTGCGCGCCGTAGCGATCTGCGCAGGCGTGGAGGTATTCCCGCCGGCCTGGTCCGAGATGGACGTGCATTTCAAGAGACCGATAACCAGTTCCTCGTAGCGGGCGGCAAGAGCCACAACCGCGAACGAAACCACCAGAACCGCCACCATCGACATCAC